CAGCCATGTAAATACAATCGCTTATTGCTTTCAATTCCTGTTCTGTAATATCAATTTTTATTTTAATCACCTCATCGAATAAAATCGCAGTTTCATTTATTTTTAATTATTTCTTTTAATGTTCTTGGCTTGTAATTCATATAATCAATCATACAACCTACATTATACATTTTACAAGGGTTTCCTATCTTACGCTCATTAGCAATATAATTTAATAGGTGCTGATAATCCTGTGTTACATGAACATGACCATAAAGGTGAATAGTTCCATGCCACTGATTTTTCCAATACATAATAGGATAATGACATAGTGTTATAATTTGACCATTAAAATATAACTCTTTATAATCTGTAATGTATTCAAAATATTTTGTTAATTTTTGTTCATGCGTAAACTTATCATGATTCCCTTTAATAAGAACTTTATGTCCTTTAAGCTTAGACAAAATTATTGCTGTAGTGTCTACACCATACCATGATATATCGCCTAAAATATAAACCCAATCTTCTTCTTTTATTGTGTCGTTCCAATTGTTGATTAATGCTTTATCCATTTCATCAACTGTACTAAATGGACGATTATCAAATCTAATAATGTTTTTATGTCCAAAATGCAAATCGCTTATAAAATATGTATTCATATAATAATCTCCTTTCTATGCTTTTATTATAACCATTAAAATACTAAAAGTCAATAGCTTTGTTTTAATATTTTAAGTATTAATTATAACTTTCTTCTTTCTTTTCATTTCTCAAACATTTGAACACAGGAAAACGTAATGACACTTCTTTTGTTTTAGCATTTTCACTTTCCTCGAAATACTTTATTTCAGCGATTTTACCCATTAATTCATCTTTGTGATTCCAAATATATTGCCTATCGGTATCACTATATCCTGAACCTACGCCGACTACCCTGCCTTTGTAATTAACGTTCATTCTACCAAGTGTACCTTTAAGTCTACCCTCCCCTTCTTCAAAGCCTGTAATAGTTAAATCAGCAGATTGCATTTTCTTTACTTTAAGAATATCTGATGTACGTTTACATGAATATGGTGCATTAGCAAGATTAACCATACAACCTTCATATTTTCTATCAGTCATATAATTTAACCATTTAATAATCTGATCTTTATCATTTCCATAATACAATACAGGTACTTCTTGAATCCAATTCGTTTTAGCAGAATCTAAGCTTTTATGTAAAAAATCTTTACGCTGTTTACATATATATTCTGAAATACCTTTTTGAAAGTCTTCAATAGGTAGCACATCAAATATATGAAACACTACACCGGTTTTGATACCATCCTTACGTACAATACTTGTAGTCTTACGATATAGGTCTTTTGAATCCAAATGCTCTGCATTAGTAGCAATCAATTCTCCATCATAAACAAACCCTTTAGGTAGAAACTTAAATTCTTTTTCTATATCTACAAGTCCTTCATATATCTGCCCTTGACGTGTAAATGCCTTAATACTATTTACATCATTAAATATTACGCATCGATTCCCGTCAAGTTTCTGTGTTACAATAAATGGAGATTTATCAACTTTATCTTCATGTTCCCAAAACTTATTAGCAAGCATAACATTAAAGATTCTTATAAAGTTATCACCATACGCTTTATTAAACGTTTTTGCATCGCAACCAAGAGTCAATGATTTTGTGATAATTGATTTATAAAAATCATGTTTAGACTTATCCTGCTGATTCAAAAAATATTGTATATTGGCTATATCTTCATCTGTTCCAGTATTATGTATTTTAAGATAATTCATTACATCAAAAATAGAATCTAACTTATTTGAAACGTTTGCATTGACAGATTTATTAATTTTCTTATTTGATAGTCCTGTTATCGTATAAGGATCAAAAATAAATTGCATTATAGATTTAAATTCATCATTGTTTGTATTGTCTTTTAGAATGTGTTCTTTATCTTTCTTAGAATTAGTAGACTGTAATAGATTGCAAATTTCAAGAGTATTTATAATTATACCTTCTTTCATTTAATATCTTTCAGAATAATATTCTTTCCAACATTCATTCCAATAATTTTCATGTTCGTTAAAACAATTTTTACATTCTCTATGCCAATTCATTTCTTCATCATTATACATTGTATTTTCTCTATATAATTTTGGATATTTAAAATATTTACCACAACAATTACAATATCCTAATATATATTTGAATATATTTTTGATTATTATTTTCTCCTTTCGGCCAAATAAAACAGTTCATTTATTTAGTCAATACTAATTGCTGAGTGATTAAATTACAGTACATTTCTGTTAGTAAAGTATGACCTCAGCTTAAAGGTGTAAAAGCACCTCTCCTAAACCAGTACGTATAGTAATTTAGGCTGATAGACTGTTACCATCTATCGCAGATACACGCATAATATTGATCGCTCCAACTTTGTCTCTATGCGTACTATATCCACATGCTTCACAAATGTATAATCTATCTTCTGCTTTATTAAGATGACCACAACAAGGACAAATCTGTGATGTATATTTGGGATTTACATATACCACTTTTATTCCTAACCTATTTGCCTTATATTCTATAAAACTTTGCAACCGATAGAAAGACCATTTATGAATATACTTTACGTTTTTACGACTTTTGCTTGTCGTTTGTCTAATTCCAGACAATTTTTCCATATTAATTTGAGAAATATTATTTTGTATTGCAAAATCTACAATACTTTTACTGATACAATGATCCTGATAAGTCATCCATCTCTTTTCTTTGTTTTTAATTTTATTAATCGCTTTTTGCTTTTTTGCCTTACCCAATCTACGTTTATAAACCATTATTTTGCGTCTATAATATTTATTCATTCTGCCGTTACCAAAAAATTTCGTCTTACCTGTATCTGTTACTGCAACAGCAGGAACTTTTATTCCAACATCTACACCCATAACATAATTAGAATCATTAGGTTTGGAATCAGAAATAGTTACAGCAATTTGAGCAATCCATTTACGATTTTTTTGTGTTATTCTTAAACCACCAATTTTACTATTATAGATAATGTCATATTGCTGTTTTGAAATATCAGTTTTCATTAATACTTTAATAGCTTTATTATCCCAACATTGTAAACGCAATATCCCATTATCTCTAATTGTATAACCAACATAACTCCATTTTAATACAGGTTTCTTTAATATAGGCAATGTTGGATTTTTATGTTTTTTCAATTCTTTGTTATATTTCGCTAAAATACTTTTCATATCTTGTTTAGCTGAATCTCTAAGATTACCTGAAATATCAGCATGAACATCTTTAGACGTGAATTTCTTCCATTCATCGTTTTGATATTCTGCATGAATTAATTGATTTACCGCACGAATGTATTCTAATGAATTTTGTTTTAATATTTTCTCTTGATATTTTGTTGGATATATTTTACAATTTAACGTAATTACCATCTTATCACCTCTTTTCTATATTTAATATTATATACCATTAAAATATTAAATTCAAGTGATTATTTTTAATATTTTTTAAATTGAATCAATATTTCATCTTATTATATTTGTAAAATAATGTACCAACGTTTCATAAATCCATAAACCGCTATATTGGTTGTCTGGCATAAAAACTATTTCAAGATTATACTTTTGGTTAAAACTATGTAAACTACCAAGATATGACTTTGGATTAAATTTAGTTTTATAATTTTGATTCACAATATCTGCATAACTTGAATTTTCAATCAATAAATATTTTTTACCTTGATAGATTGACATTTCCTTTTCAAACCTATCACGATTCTGCGTTAGGTTACCACTTAATTCATCTAATGATGCTTTACGTTCAATCATTATTTTATTACTAAAATCTAAACAACGATTTATATTCAAATCATTGTTAACTGATACATAAAAAGAATAATCTCCATTTGATAATGCCTTTGTTTTATGTTCAATTTTATGTTTATCAAACCAATCAACAATATTTTTATTTTGCTTTTCTCTGCTATCAACCCATATTCCTATAGATTTTATTAATTGTTTCTTTTCTGTTTCTGTATATTTATATAAATCTAAAATTAAAATCACCTCACAAATGAATATTTTTTTAATACTAATTCTGTTTCATCTTTCCTATAAAAATTGCCTTCTGAATCTTTACCCCACTTTTTTTCTTCATTAACTTCAATAGTTTTAATCATATCTCCCTTATTCAATGGAGCAGTTTCAAGAGTCTTAGCTTTTACTTTAACTATATCATTTGAACCATCATTAATTCGATATAAAGTTACTTTTTTATTTTTATACTTTCCATCTATGTTCGTTATAACAGCATATATAGGAGCTATATTTTTATCAATCGTTTGAACATATCCTAAACAGTCTAATTCATAATGAATCTTATCCAATAAAGTTGTTGGGCGTATTTTTAAATTTTTCCACTGATATTGTACAAGCTGTTTCCAATCAAATCCTTTATATAATTTTTCTGTTACTTTCGTAGATAATTGTTTCATAACTTCTTCTGATAAATTGTACTTTACCAAGTCATCATGTTTAATTTGTTTTTTGTTTGCTAAATTGTTGTAAATTTGAATTTTATCAAGTAATTCATTTATCTGTCCAAAATCACAAAAATAATCTAATTTCACTAAAATATCAAGCTGTTTAGAATTAACAGAAGTTTTAGAACTAATATCTTGTAATAAATCAAAAAATGAAGAATATTGCTTTTGTTGTGATAAATCATAAAGTTCATTAGAAATACGTTGGTTTAATGCTTTTATAGATACTAATGATGGATTAATTACATGATTTTTCTTATCAGATGTAAACTGTCTATTATCATTGCCAAATTTATATTTTCCTTCTGTTATTCCAAATGCTTTTGTCATTTCTTGTTTAAATAACGAAACCTTATCTTTTTGTCCTTTATCTGAATAGTGCTGAAGCATAACTTCGTAAAATTCATATGGATAATATGCCTTTAACCATGCTCCGTATAAACTATCAAGAGCTACAGAATAACTATGACTTGAATTAAATCCATACCCTGCATTATCCTCTATAATCTGCCATACTTTTTTAGCATATTCAGATGCTTGTTCTTGTGATACTTTATCGTCTTCAATAATACGTTGTTTAAATCCAACGATATGTTGCTGCTCATCACCATTAATAAATGTATCTTTTAATGGCTTTACTTTTTCAGGATGTTTTTTTGCAATAGCTTTAATAATACCATAACATTGATCCATAGGAAATCCTGCATAGTGTAAAGTATTCATAGTTTGTTCCTGATAAAGCATAAACGAATAAGGTAATTGAGGTGTTTGGAGTAATTTATCAAATGCTTTAATTCCATACTCAAATTTTTCTCGTTTAGCAAATTTACCATACATAGAACGAAAAGCAGGTCTAATAGCTGCTACCCATGCTGCTAACTCTGAAATATTTTGTGGTTTGTATTTCATAAGTTTTTTAGTTGCCGATTCTTTTTCACATTGATTTATTCCCATAGTATATCCATTAGCATAAATGTCCCATACTTTTTTATTACCATCAATAATTTTTGTTAGTTCAGGCACGGTAGGTTGCTTAATACCAATTCGTTTACATATTTTGTCTATAAGAAGTACAACATCAACTTTTAGTAAGTCATTTTTAAGAAACTTATAATTTTCTGCTACTGCTCCATCTATAACTGTCGTAATATATTCTTTATGTGTTGAACTACTTTTACATTTGATTAAACCAATTTCTTTGCGAATATCACCATTATACAGTAAATAGCTACAAGGAGCTTTTTTCTTATCTACGACAATTCCCAAATAATTTTTGCTTTTATCGAGATATTCATGATATTGTTTATCCACATAATCATAGATACTCATATTTTCTTTTTCATCATCTGAAGCAAATTTGTATGCTTCATCATATTGGCTTAACTGCTCTGAAATTTTATTAGCTAAATCAAAATCCATATTTTTTGCTCTGGCATATAACTTGAAAGCAGCTTTCTTTTTTAATGTACCAAAAGCAATCATAGGATAAGCATGATTTTCTCCTAAAACTTCTTTTTGAGCTTCTTCAAAAATACTTTGGTCTGATACATTCATATCAATATCAGGTAATGACTTTGTTTCTTTGATACGGCTTTCACTGATAAAACGTTCAGGATATAATTTAATAGGTGATTGGAATCTATCAATAGAACTAAATCCACACAACGTATTTGTAAAATATGAAGGAGCTGATCCACGTCCTGTTTTTGTTAAAACACCTCCTAATTCTTTACCTCTTTTCATAATTTGATAATCCATAAGTGGATAGTCAACCATACCTGTATCTTTATAAGTATTAACTTCCATCTGTACACCATCAAAATATTCTTGATAGTATTCTTTGGGAACATTTTTCATATATTCTTTAAATTTCTTTGTAATTAATCGTCCATAAATTTCATTTTTTTCTTTTTGTGTTTTATCCGGATATAATGTAGGTAATTTAATATCTTTTTTAAAAATTTTATTATCATAGTAATCATCAAATGATAAACAAATATCTGTATTATTCATAGCTGTTAAAATTTCTTGTTCATTAAAAACACCTTGTTCTAAAAAACGTTTTATAACTGTTTTATCATCTGGATAATCCATATACCAATTATCTTCGCCATCATAATGAACATTTTTTGCCGCCAACAAATAATCTCTATCTGCACTTTGTTCTGGATAAATATAATGGCTATCTAATCCTACAATCATTTGAATATCATTTTTATAGGCAAAGTTTTTGATTCGTTGATTTAACATTTTTTGTGCGTCTGTATTATGATTTTGAATTTCAAGCATAAAATTGTCTTGAAAATAATTGTGCATTTTCAAATATATATCTTCAGCATCATCGTATTTCCATCCTGCAATACATGCAGATGTAATAAATACATCATCTTTAGGTAAACTAAAAATTAAAGATAAATCAATACGTGGTCTAAAATAATATCCTGATATATTTGCTTCTGCTAATATATCATTAATTGCTTCTCTACCGTTTTCATTTTTTGCAAGAATAACTATATGACAGTTTGTTCTATCTTTTGATTCTTTTGTTTCTATTTTCCCTTTACTTGTTCTATATTGATGCTTTTGAATTATTTCTCTATCTTTAACCCAATATGCTTCTGTCCCAAAAACAAACTTTAATAAATTCTTTTTATATTCCTGTTTATCAATTTTATGTTCATCATAAAGTTGTTTATATTTATCGTTATTCTCTTTAACCAATGTAAAAGGAACATAGTAATTTGATTGCCAACCATGTTCTACACTGCTTATTACTTTATGTCCTAATTCTTTACACCTATGTATATAATCTTCATATGTTGCCGTAGAATCAGCATTATATATATTACTATAACAAGTATGTTTGTGATAATTTTGCAAGCAATCCCTCCTTTAAAAAAGTTGTGAATCGTCTAAATCAGCTATATTATTTAAATCATTAAATGCTTTAATATATTTACAACTACTTTTGAAATTACATAAATTATTACAAAAAAATGTATCGTTTATTTCTTTCCCACTTTTTAATTGCTTTGTAAAATCTCTATGTTTCCAATTCTCTTCTTTGTTATCTAAAGATTCAAATAAATCAGCTTGCTGATTCATATAATCCATTGCTTCTTGTTTTATTTCATCTGTAAGTTCATAATACCTGATATAGGGTTTAATTGAAAATTGATTTTTAATATTGTTTGGAAGTATCTCTATGGATTTTGCCTGACTTGCTTGTTGTAAATAATATTCAGCTTCTATTTTATCATATCCAGCATTTAATAATTTGTTATAAATTACATCGTATAAGACAGATATGATTTGACTACGTTCTATTACTTTGGTTTGTAGTGTTTCTTTTTTTGAGTTAATTCTTGCTTTACCATTATATTTCACAGTGATATATTTTAACATTATCCAACCAACATTATGTATTTTATACCCTTCATATTCTTTTGCCATAGCATAGAGTACAAGCTGTCGTCCATGCTCTTTTACATTTTTATTAGTAAATTGACTTGATGTTTTCCAATCATAAATAGAAATTTCTTTGTCATTATGAAATTGGATTAGATCAATATAACCCTGTAAATATCGGTTATTTGATAATGGCAATAATACTAATTGTTCCGTTTGAAATTTACCTTTTGGCTTTTTAAATGTTTTACAAAAATCCGTCATATCAGCAACCCATTTATCTTTAATTGAATCATTACCATGTCTATCTTTAGGAAAAGTAATATTTAACATATCTATATCATCAAGCTCACTTTGTAATGCAGGTAATAAATCTTTTTCAGTTGCCTTATTTTCCATAAGCGCTTGTAATGTATCATGTACTTTTGTTCCCATAATTGAATAACAATTAGGAGTTCCCTTATTATGTAAAATGTATGTAAGATATGCACAATATAAACAATCATGAATTGTATTAGCTTTGCTGAAGCTATAAACCTTTGCCCCTTTATCATATAAAGCTTTTAACCTTGAGTCTAATACACGTTTTCCTATGATAACCACTTCACTTTCTTTTTCATTAAATATGCAAATTTTTCTTTTCCAACATCTGTGGGAGATTGTTTTTCTCCTTTTTTTAATATTTCATTTTCACTATCCCATACATATCCAACATGATTTTTATAAATTGGTGTATTAACAATTAATTTTTTAGTTTCTTCTCTTACCTGTTCTTCTTCTAACCCCTCATCATAAGCTATTACTAAACGAGGGACACGTAATCCTTTTAAATATTTAGCTTGAATTTTTGATATATGACATCCAGAAGTACCTATTCCGATATTACATCCAAAACTATGCATTTGAGCAGGAGCTTTATCTGATTCACAAATAATTGCTAACCCTTTTTGTTGTATATATTTATAATTTCTATGATATGCACTCAATGTTAAACTACGTTGACAAGGAATAATAGGTAACCAACGATTTTCTTTAGGACAATTAGTATCATTTAAACGTCCCATAATTCCACATAATTCTCCATTTAATGTCCATATAGGAAATGTAATTCTGCCACTATCGAGATCATAACCTATTTGATATTCTTCTTGAGTTTGGAAATCAATACCATCATTGAAAAACATCATATTGTACTTATGTAAATAAGGATTTAAAATTGATTTATCATAGGTTTTTAAATGACATTCAGGTTCAATATTGCAATTAATTATGTTTTTATAAAATCCACCAAATGGTAAATGAGTTTTTAAATCTAATTGCTGTTGTGACAATCCTAATTCATTAGCAATATATTGTAATGACATTGGGAAAGAAATATTTTTATGTTGCATTACCAATGTATAAATATTTCCATGTTGATTTGTCGAAAAACAATAAAATGACATAGTATTAAGATACAGTACAACCGCAGTTGGATTACCACCTTCTCTACGACTAAAACGAATTTCTTGTTTATCTGCATTATATCGAATATGTGTAAATCCAATATCGTTTAAAATAGTTTCAACTGCATCATGATTATTAATTAAATAATCAGTCAAACGGTTTACGTTAATACCAATACTATGTCACCTTCTTCTATTTTCTTTTATTAAATCCATCATATGGAATATCCACATATCCAATTTCTTTCATTGTATTAAATGATAAATTACGTTCATAGAGAATCTGATTTTCTGTCGTTCCAAATCTATTTTTTGGAATAAATACAACAATATAATTTTTATTTACATCAAGTGGTATCATCTTTTTTGTATGGGTGTATTTACCTGATTCATCTTTTACTCTTTGAAAAGCTTGTAATTTTTCTTTTTCATATGTTGTTAACTCACGAAACATAATAACGGTACTTGCAGTTTCAGAAATACCTCTACCTTTACCTGTGCAAGTTAAATCAAGATATCTTCGGCTCATAGATTCAGAGGAAAGTTGCGCTGTGGCAACAATTGCAACATTTTCTTTTTTACTAAGTAAAAATAACTGTTTTGCTACTTCATCAAATTCTGCCCATGCCTTATCTGAATTCTCTTTTTCTGGTTTCATAGTATCAAATATAAATTCTGTAAATCCACGCTTACTATATTTTTTAATAATTTTCTTTACATGGTTTATTGCATAATCATTTAGAGAAATAAAAATTAATTTTCCCTTTTGTTTTTGTAACCATTCTTCGCCTTTTTTTATACGTTCTTTGTCTGCATCTGTAAAACTCCCTAAGATAAATCTTTGACGATTAAGTTTATCACCATTCTTTTCTGTGTGATTGAAAACTACTGTTGACAAAACCATTTGTCTCCATTCATTCTCATCTTGTTCGTTTGCTATAATACATACATTTTCCCCTTCTTCTATAGCAGGAAGAATATACATGTTAATTGCTGTTGTTGTTTTACCTTTGCCAATATGACCTAAATGTAACAAGAGATTTTTTCTATGTACTCCAGCAAGAGTATAATTAAGTAATGGATATCCTATCTTAAATCCTACTGATTCACCACTATCCCATTTCTTAACATATGGCTGATAACCTGTTTTTAAATCTACTGCTTGTAGCTTTTGAATTTTACCAACACATACATTATTTAATTTATAATCATAATAATCATATAATTCCTCTGAATTCATTGTTTGTATTTTATCATAATCTTTTAAAACATCAAATCCAGAACTATATAAATTTAATACCATATTGGATTTAACTAAAGCTTCATAATATGTAGATATATTTTCAGAATTAAGCAACTCTGTGATTTCTTTAATTGGTACAAATCCTGTACGTTCCTCAAATCCTTTTTGTAAAACAGGTTTATCAGCTAAAAATGTAACAACTGACATATTATCAAAAACTTTATATCCTGCTTTATTCATTTGTTGTGCTAATCCATAATAGAATATGCCATCTTGAGTTAAAATGTCTTTTCCATTTACAACATTAGCATAATCATCAATTAAATCAGGTTCTTTCCAAAGGCAAAAAATAAAGTTACACTCAATTTCTTTACGATTTTCTAATAACTTTTTGGGATAATCTTTTAACTCCAATCAATCATCTCCGTCTAACCATTTACTAATATCAATACTTTTATGTTGTTTAGATTTAATTATTTCAATTGGTTCATCTTGCCACTGTTCTTGTTTTTTTTGTTGATGTTGATTTATTTTCCAATTCCTATATACATCATTAATATTATTAGTAATAATAGCAAATATATAAGCAATTTTTCCATAATCAGATGAAAAATCTTTATGTGAAATCCAATATTCAATATTTTCTTTTTGATCTTGAATTGTTTTATAAATCACTTCATTAGGATAAAAAGATAATTCTTTTAACTTTTTTGTTAAGGTAGTGGGAAATTTTTGACCTTTTTGATATCCTAAAAATTCAAAACAAATTGTGTCTTTAATTAAAGAATAATATTTTTTATCCTTTTTATCTTGTTCGTATATTTCCTTACTTTTATAATAATGTCCATTACTCGCTTTATAAAATGTATCTGATGTACCATATTCACCAGTTACTTGACATTTCACTTTACGAGCCATATAAAATCCTCCTTTCATTCAAATTAAATTATAATACAAGCATATTTATCATCATCTTACTTTCTTATTGATTTATTAAATTACTTCAATATATCAACAATTTTTTGGAGTGCCTGTGTTGGAATATTTTCATCACGGAAAGAACTAAATCCATTATCAACCATAATAGTTTTAACTTGCTTTTTTACATCAGCAGACTGTACTGTAAATTTTTTCTGAATAGTAGCAATTAATTTTTTATTTACATCTGTATCAACTTTGGTTTCTTTCTTTTTTTCAGCGTATTTAGCTGCAAATTTAGCCGTCTCTTTTTCTTTATCTTCATCATCCTTTTTCGTATCTTCAAGGGTTTTTGTTCCTTTATTGTGTTCTGCCAGAATTGCATCATTAATAGCTTTAATAAGTTCATCTACATCCATTGGAATGTTATCTACAATATCTGCAAAACGTGACTTACTATCAATACTATAATTATCATCACGGAAAGAGATACGCCTTGCTTCTTCTGAAACTTTATTTTTCAAAATATCTTTGTGAGTTTTGATATCTTTCTTTCCTGTTTTTTCTTTGATAATCTTTCTATCAATATAAGCAACACCAAGAAATTGAAGTTTAGTTTTAATAGCATTAAAATGACGTTCTGTCATATTTGTTGTAACGATACTATATGAATCACCTGTAATAACATCATTAACTTCACGATTTTTAACGTGTCCAATCATAATAAACTGTACTCCAACTTTTTTTAATTCCCACAGTTTATTAAGGATAATCTCATCTGCCTTGTCTGAACCCTTACCAAAACCGCCAAAAGCTGCATTGATAGAATTAGCACGTTTATCAGGATTATCTCGATTATGCATACGAATTACTTCTGCTTCGGCTAATTCAACCAACTGGTCATATGTATCAAGTCCTATAACTTTCAAATCTTTATAATCGGTAGTCTTATTTTCAATAACATCATCGCAAAAATCAATAAATGTATCCCAATCTGGAATTTCTGCGGAAACAATGCCATTAATAGCTCTATGCCCATCTTCTTTACCGATATCCAACATGATATACCCATCATGCCCAGCAAGCTTCTCACAATATTCTTTTATAATTGTAGTCTTGCCAATACCACTTTCACCAATAAGTCCAAGAGAATAACTCAATGGATTGATTGAAACTTCAATTTCTTTACCATATTTTCTACTCAATATTACATTTCTCCTTTTAATAATTAATTGTTATATAATTCAAAAATTAGAATAAATTTTCATCATCTAAATCGGACATATCTTCTGTCCAATCTTTCTTTGATTCCTCATCTGGCTTTTCGATATCTACAATACTTTCATCTTTTGCGGGTACATAAATAGCATCCTGAAAATCTTTGTCTGAATAATCTGCCTTTACAATACCTCCTGCAAAATCACCTTTTAGAATTGGTTTAAACAAACGAAACTCTTTTACATTATTACCAAAAATAGAACCTTTCGGCTTAAAATCATCTACAGTACTAAGGCCAAGAGCAATCTGTTCTTTCTGCGCATTAGTAAGGGTAGACTCGTCAAATGGTTGCTCTTCTGCCCCATTCAACATAACCAATTCCCACGGAATATGTACTATCTTTGTTTCTTTTGGTTTTAAATTATTCATCTTATATTCATATACTTTTTTCTGATGTTCATTGCTCATATCATATGCTTTTGTATTAAATACAAAATCCATAGGAACAAATTCATTCTTTTTATCAGCAGAAATATACTGACTAATATAACCACTTAAATATGCTTTACCTGTATTTTTAACATCTGTCATATCTAATGATTTATTATTATAAAAAATATCTGTCATTACTCCAAGACGATTTTTATGTTTAGTATCATCATCTGATAGTCCATAAACATTTTCTACACTAAAATGATTATAATATTTATCCTTATAAGGTTGACGAGAAAACTGACCTGTTACATATACTCGACCTTTAAATTGTGGCAAATAATTATGCAAAAATTCAATCATATCATACTGTGTAATGAAATCATATCTTCCACCACATTCTTTACCTAAGTCCACAGTATATTTACGATAATTAGCCACTTCTTTTATAACTTCTGGTTTAAATCTGTCATCCCATGCCACATCAATTGCTTCATTATCTGTGTTCATAGTATGTATCGGATCACGTTTAGAACCAAAGATTTCAACAAACCCCATATTATGATCTGATTCTTTAATTCCAAAATTCATTTTGACTGCATCTGTTTTATCTGTTTGAACAGGTGCATAAAATGGATTTTTTGAATCCTTTTTTGGAAAACTCACTTCACCAGTAAAATGAAATGTATTACGATAATTACTCAAATAATATCATACTCCTTTTAATTTTAATATTTTATATATTAACAATTCAGTTAATAACGATTTAATAATATGTTTATACATCAAAATTAAATTCCAAACATTTTCTACTTGCAAGATAATCACACATATGTACAAATTTCTGATATTTGGTTTTAGGTTTTTGCAATACATCTTTGTGTGACCTGTAATCTTTTGTCCATTGCCCCATATGAGTAGCTATGCAATCTGAAATAAACTTACGTTTATCCTTTGAAATAATACCATTAAGTTCAGTATTGTTACTACAAGATTCTGCGGCAAGTATAGGATGTTCTACAACTGTAAATTTACTATGATTTAATCCAGATTTATAAGTATCATGTAAAATTAATGAAGCAATTATCAAATCCTTTTCATCTTCAGTATATACATTAAACATTTCAAGTTTAAGGAGCTCATTGGCAATTCTTACTGCTGCTTTTGTGTGCCTAACAAGCCCTCCCTTCCCTAAAGCATAAGATGGATGGTACTTTCCTGTAGATGAAGCAGGAATTTCAAAGAAATAATCTGGAATAACAGTAAGAGCTTTTTTTACAAAATTTTGTATATCGACACTGCTAATAAACCCGATTTCTTTTGAAAAGGTTTCAATCTTTTCATTATTTGTCATTAATACTTTTATCCTTTCGTTCAATTTTAATAAGATGAAATTTTACTTTCATTTAGTTATTTTTGCAGTTCAACTTTAATATATTTATCTGTATTGCTTTTAATAAGGTCTGTCACTTCGTCAGTACTAATATTATATCGTTCCATAATACCACTACAAACTTTAAACCAATCAATAGTTGCATTAACGTTGATTGTAAAATTTTCTATCACTTAATTATCTCCTTCTATATATTCTTTATATTGTGGGAATATAAATTTATATTCCTGTTCGTTTCCGTCATCATCTGTCTTATGTAATCGAAAACCTAATTTCTGACCACAATCACATATTAGCCAATCATTTTTCCAACGATAATTAGCTGTACACATTTTAGGGAATAAAGTATGTAGAAAACGTTTAAAATGTTTCGTGAGTATCACTCCTTAATATAGATATCCCATTTAAGTTTATTGATTAACTTCTGAAACCACGCAAAAATGTGTCCTCTTAAAATTATAAATGTTTCTGCGGTATCTCCTTTCCCC